CAGCCGCCATGAAGTTGTGTTGCTTTTTACTCGTGCTGGGCATTGGTTGTCTCCCGTCCTGTCCAACCGCGCACCGTATCTGTTTCCCATATCCGAAAACCTAACCAGATAATGGTGAACAGTGAGGCAATAGATGGAAGCATTTCGTTAAGCGTGCCAAGTACCGTCAGGATTGAAAGTCCGTCGAGCACTGTTTTAAAGGTGTCATGGTGTTCAGTCATGATTTTTAACCGTAGACCACCGTAATGCCAATAGGTGCGGTTGCCCCGGAGGTGTACCAGATACCATTTGGAAACAAAATACCTTCTCCGGGGAGAATGACATTGGTCATGTTGGAGTTTGCGCCCGTGTCTAGCTCAAGCAAAATCGTACCACCAGAGAAAGCTAAAAATTTAGCTAAACCTGCAGTTGCAGCGCCTGTAACGATTACAGCTTTCAAACGCACCCTACCGGATACCAGAGCCTGATTGGTCTGACTGCCTGAAGTGTGTACAGACTGTACATCCGTTTGCATCATAATTAATCTCCTGTTAATGGGGCCGAAGCCCCATGATTAATTACTGTTGGGTGCTAGTTGGGTTAGCAGAACCGTCAGTGTCACGGACAACATACGTCATAGTCAGTACACCCGCACCAGATGTAGCAGTGACGTTGGCCTGTGTAAACGTGATGATAGCATCGGTAGCACCTACGTTGTTACAAAGTACTGCACCAGCAGCGCTGTTGTTACCCAGCAATAAGTTTACGATACCTGTGTTTGTAAACACGCTTCCGTTTGCTGCTGTGTTGATTGCTACAGCATTAGAAAGAAGTGCGTAAGTAGGTGTTGTAGTTGCGTAAGCAACCGTGGTGTTAAACGCAGCGGTCAAAATCTGTGAGCCTGCAGGGATGGTAAAAGCTACCGTACCCGCAGTAATATCTGTATACAGAATAGCTTTGGATTGCGTAACAATGGTAGCACCCATATTACGGATGGAGCCAGCAGTGGTCCCGGTAGTGTTTTTAACAGTGCCGAGCAGCCAAGGGCCAAGGTGTGTTGCGAATCCCATGATAATTCCTTACATACAAGTGAAGTGCATCAATCGGTATGTCGTCTGCCGGGACAGTTTGATGCACCGGAAAGCCCGGAGTGCAATCAATATAACACTTATTTTTGTTGTGTGCAATAAAAAAGGCTCCCGAAGGAGCCTTTTCAGTAAGCTACAAGAGCTTAAGACGAACCGGGCGAACCAAAGATTCCCAGTGGATCAGACCAGCCGAACGAATAACGCTCACGAGCCTTGTAACGGACGTTACCAGTATCGAAATCGCCATCCATTTTGGTGTCCAAAGGCACACGTACAAAGTGTTTCAGTCCATCAGGCACGTCAGTGGTCAAAAACCAAGCGTTTGTGTCAGTCAGGTAGTGATTAACACAGTAGCCTTCAGGGATCGAACCATTGTTCTTCAGTGCGTTGATGTCGTTGTCTGTAGTACCAACACGGAGGTTAGTGTCCAGCAAACGAGTAGCAACGAACATCAGGGCCGTTGGGATAATCAGCTTCTTAGGCTTAGCAGCGATCAACAGACCCTTCTCATCGGTCCACAAAGCAATCTGAATGACCGCAGCTTCCAAGGAAGTCTCGTTCAAGTCAGCGGCTGTAGAAGGACGATTGGAGTTGGTGCCACCACTAACCAAGGGGTGAGCAGTAGAGAACAACGATACGCCATCACCACCAGTGTACCCGGAAGAAAAGCCATTGTTCAGTACAGCCGCAGACTTAACCTGCTTGGTGTAAGCCATAGCACGGGCGAGACCTTTGGTGTAACGAGCCGACAGTGAGTCGTACAAGTTATCTTCCATTGCTTCTTCCGTGATTGCGAAGCCCAAAGCGATGGTTTCGTGGTTGTACCTAGCGGTGAACGCTTCTTGCGCATTGTCATAAGCAATGGCAGAACCCTCGTTCTTCACTGGTGCAGCACCGAAGCCTGCCAGTTTGGTTTCTTCTTCAAAAGAACGCTCTGAGGTTTCCACCACATAGATTTCTTTATGCTCTTCGCCGTAGCGTGCGTACTCCAGACCAAACAGACCGTTCAGTCCGGGGAGTAGCTCTTTAAGTAATTGTGCGCGTGAGACAGCCATGATTTAGCTCCTTATGCAATAGCCAAGCCAGCGTAATACTGGTGTTGACCAAAGTTAATCTTAACCAGTGCCTCGGTATATTGTGTAAACACAATAGTAGCGCCAGACGGAATTTCAGCACCAGCCGTTGAACTAAGGATAGTTTGGTTGATGGTGACGGTTGTAGCCCCCACAGCAGCGGCAACAGAAACATACGAACCCGTAGCAACGTTTTGACCGTTAGCGGCAACAAATGATACGTCTGTACCAATTGTCAATGCTACTGGCAAGGCTGCGCAGTTAATAGTAACAGTCGATGAAGCAGAGGAAGCGAGAACGCTGGAAACCTGTGCTGTTTCATTAACCACACCCATAACACGCATAGGCAGTGTCGCAGTCAGTGCGGGAGCACCGTTACCTGAGTTAGCTTGCAGCGCATTAGTCGAGTTGCCTGTGTTCACGTTACCCGCAGCGTTGTTAATCATCGCAGCGTTTTGACCAATCATGGCTCGACTAATCGAAGCTATGACTGTGGTAGCCGAACAAACAGCGACTTTAAACACCGTGTCAGGATCGTCACAGATGATTGCAACGCCATCACCAGCAGCCAGCGAACCGGGCCAGAATTGCGAAAACGTTCTCTGTTTGGTGACAGGGTTCGTGTAAGAACAACCCAAAAAGATACCTGTTAGTGTGCCAACTACACCAGTGGTCACGGCACGGCGGTTAGTGCCTCCGCGATTCAAAGAAACAAAATCACCATAAAACATGGCAGTCGTATAGTCGTAAGGGATCGCATATTCGCGGGTACTACCTGCGAACACTTGCCCACCGATCAGATTGATCGGTTTTAGCCCGTAAGGGGCGTCAACAATGGGGTAAGCCATATATAAACCTCCAATTATTTAGAACCGGAACCAAAATTCCCGCGAGTTGACGTTGATTTCCTCTCAGAAAACAAAGTCGCCATGCGTGGGTCTTGTTGGCGCATAAAATTGTTGTCCACAGACTCCATGTTGGTCTTTGCTGCATTGTTGTAGTAATCAGCGATGGCTTGGGCTTTTTCGATAGGCATTTTGCATAGCATCAGCCCACCAACTTCGACGTTGCCTGTCTTCTCATTACCAACCAGCATAAGCTCTTCATGGTCTATTGCTTTCACCGGAACCCAACCATCGCGTAACTTACGAGACACGTTAGTAGGGTCACTCTGTCCCAAGACATGTGTACCGATCCAGCGGTATGTATATCCGGGTTCAGGGGTCGGATCAGGCAAATTGCTTGAAGGGACGTAAACAGCGCGAGCATTTTTATCGCGTGCAGTAAGATCACGAGTTGTACGAGAATCAGCCATATTAAGCCTCCAATTTTGCTACTTGAGCAGCATACTGCTGCGGGGTCATTCCAAACTTCTTAGCCAGCGCTACCGCTGATGTTGTAAGTTGAACCTTTCTAACTCCTGACGAACGTGTCGCAGGAGCGACCACCGATACAGGACGCTTGGTGCCTTCATTTCGACTATTCCCAAACACTTCAGGAAACTTACCTCTTACGCGAGTATTAATTTGCTCGTAATAATCATCACTTTGCGGGTCAACACCCGAATTTACTAGCTTTTGATGCAGCCCTAGTGAGTAGCTGGTAACGTCTTCAAACCCTTCTGACCCGAACCACTGGTTTTTTGCCTGCCAGCGCAGCGACTTTTCGTCGGGTTGCACCTTTTGGGGTGCTGGTTGCCTAGTTTGTACATTATTTTCTTCAGCTTGTAAAGGAACATGCCGAAAATTCTTTGCCGCCTCCAATTTAAACTTGGCATCTGTCATCGCTTCTTGCGCTGCAATGATGGCATCGGTGTCAAAAGCCTCTTGTGCTTCTTTAAACTGACGACGAGCTTGCGCTACTTCGTTTTCAGCCGATGAGAGGGTATTAGCCGCTACGTGCTTAGTGCCTTGATCGACAAAACCGCGAAGTTGCTTGTTCTCGTCCATCAAATGGGCCGCAAAAGTCTCTAGTTCCTGCTTTTCACGCATTGTTGACTCTTTGACCCGGCGCTCGTCGTGACGGGCATGGGTTAAGTCCTTGATGCGCTTCTGCACGTTGGCAGAGTACGACTCAATTTCTTCGTCAGTTGGGTCAACTACTTCCTTGTCGAGGGGCTTGCGCCCTCTGTCTCGTTCGGGGGTGTCATCAACAATTTCAACCTCAATACCATCGTCTGTGATGTCTACTTCGATGGTGTCGTCATCTGTTTCATGGGGAAATTTAAATGCTTCTGGCATGATAGCTCCTATGCGTTTGTAATACCACGGGGATCAAGGACTACGGCATCCACCTGATCGTCATTAATGACGCGCAGTTCTTTGCCATACATTTTTAAGCGTGTGCCTGTGTAGGTACGCACCGTAATGAAGTCCCCTGCTTTGCACCACGGTCCACTCGGGAACTTGTTTTTGTCCCTGTATGCATCAGGTCCAACTTTCAGTACAAACAGCACCGTAGTGGTCTGCTCCTCTCGGTTCATGGTGGCCCAAGGCTTAACCAAGTCTGTACCTTCAATTTTGTCGGACACTTCAGGAACGATGCAAAGCAGCTTGTACCCTACTGGATCAGGTAGTTGGGTTGCTTTTTCAACGTCACTGGCAGTTTCATCCGGTTTTTCAATCGGTTGAATAGCTTTTGGCAAAATAATGCCGGGTGGTAGTAGTATTTCACTCATCGGAGGTTTCAACTTTCTTTAGCAAGGCCAGTAAATGCGACTCTGCGTAGGCTAGGCCCTGAATAACCCCGCACAGTTTTTGGTACTCATCAAAAGAACGACAGGCTCCACCAGCCAAGTCGTCTGCATAATTGTTCATGTCTTCGCGTATTTTTTTGCGCAATACGTCTGCGAATTGGGTAATCACTCAGTGGTTCCTTTAGTTTTGGGTTGCTCTAATGCTTTTATTGCGTCAAGCCCCTGCTGCCGCTTGTCTTTAGCCATCTGTGCGCCGATTTGTATACCAGCGTGTTCTTGCTCAAAGGTCTGCTTTTGCTTGCTTTCGTTGATCTGGGCACCGATCTGTGTGCCCTTCAACTGCATATTTGCCTGAAGCTCTGCCATCTTTACCTTGTTGGTATCAGATTTTGCAGCCGCTTCCATAGCCAAATGCTTGTCTTTGTACTGCTGGTCGGCTTGGGCAATCTGTTGTTCAAGCTGTAAGTGACCTTGTTTCAATTGCAACTCACTTTGTTTCAATTGAAACTCTTGCTGCTGCAGCCTCAACATAGGGTCTTGCGCCTGCTGTTGTGCTTGCTGCTGAGCCTCTTCTTGTTGGTTCTTCTGCAGTGCCTGCTGCGCAGCTTGAGCCATCATCCCCGACAACGCTTGCTCAATCGGCTGTGGTAGCTTCTCATCTTCGGGAGGAAGGGGCATACCCAACTGCTCTTCGATCTGCTTGCGGTACTGGAACCCTGTGTGTTCAGCCACGTGTGCCATGAGCGCAGCTTGGATCATTGGGAACTTGGGGTTCTGCCCGATCGCTTGCATGACCATAGGGTCTTGCAACATGGACATGTGTACTTGCGTATGTGCTTTGTGGTCTTGGTACAGGAACGCTTTGACAGGCTCCCCCTTAAGCATATTCATGTTCTCCGTCACCGGGTCGCATGGCTTCTGGTCATCAGGCAGCGGTACGAGCTTGTCTGCATTCTTGATGCCTAGAATCTCCAGCATGTTTCGGTGCAACTGGGGCATGTTGTAAATGTCCGGTGCCGACTGCGCCATCTGCATGACTGCCTGATACTGGACTACACGCTGGCTCATCGTAGCCGCATTGGGGTCACTGACCGGGATCACATCAACGTGGTCGTAGTCTGTTTTCTTGGCGCTTGGATTGCCTGAATCAGGCTCGTAGTCATAATCATCGTCCGTGTAGTCCCGGATAATGATTGCCAGCAGACGCAACTCTTGCTTGAAACTGTAGTGCAGTCGGGCTTGGACGGCAGACATCACCTTCAACTGGCGTTCCAGCAGAGCCAGTGTGGTACCGACTGGAGCCTGCGCCGACATGTCGCTGACCTTCATATCGCCTGCGGAAGCAAACCGACGACCTTCTTCAACGATGTTGCCCAGCAGTGTGTACAGCACCTGTGATGGCTCTTTGTACGGCAGCGGTAAGATGTTGTCCCGCAGCGCCCCTGAACCAATGTCTACGTCTCGGAACTCGCCCGGTGCAATTGGGGTGTCATCGCCCTTAATCCTGAGTCCACGGGACTTGAGGCCACCGGGGAGGTTGGAAAGTGTGCCTGCGTCCACAAGCTGTCGCATAATACTGGTAGCCGATTTCGCAAACCCCCCGATGAGGTGGAAGAGTCCGAAGCCGTACGCTCCAAAGCCGGGGATGTACTGGTAGTGGACAAAATGCTGGCGCTTTTGTTTGAGTTCATCTTCTTCTAACCAGTTCCGACGAATTGCCAGAACTTGGTTGCTCCCTTTAATCATGGTTACAACATAGGGCAAGGCGATGCCCGTCTCTTCACCGTCTTCTTCGTCGTTGTAGCCATCAATGTCCAGATCAACATGCACTTCGTATAGCGTGTACCTGTCGTCATTAATGTCGCTGAAGCCTGTCTCTTTGTCCTTGGCTTTCTGAATCTCGGTAGTCTGCTTGGTCGGGCTGTTTAACTCCACGTCCAAGTAAAACCCAGCCTTCTGCAGCTTGATAATCTCGTTCTCGGTCTTGCGCATCTCATGGGTGATCT